ACGATGATTACGTCGTCACCGTGTTCCATTTTCTTTTTATATTCTTCTCTGATGTCTTTGTCTGTTCCACCATCGACGTAGTAAACTGCCTTATTGCTCTTTCTTCTTAACTCTTCATATAGCCTTTTACCATGTTCAATGCGGTGAAATAGGACTAGTGAATTGTTTGGAATCTTTGCAATAACTTTGGTTATAAAGCTAAGCCTTCCAGGTGATTGGATGATGTAGTTCTGTTCTAATTGAAATACATCTTTGTTTTCATATCTGTTGGTTGACAGTTCCATGAATGCCTTACGTGCAGTTTCAGGTGCATAGTTCATTTCAATCACCTTAACGTTACACTTAGCAATGTGACCTTCATCTTGCAGGAAAGCAGCTTTAACCTCAGTGATTAGAGGTCCAGTGTATGCCATTAGAGTTAATCTGTCAAGTGTGTTATCTTTTGGAATGGTACCCGATAGACCGAATCTATATGTTGCGTTTTCACACTTCTGTAAGATAGTTTTAATTGACGCTGATTTGGCCTTGTGAGTTTCATCAACAATTACACAATCAAACTGTTCAAAGAAGTCCTTGCCCTTTTTAACAAGCGATTGGTACGTACCTACAACTACATTTCTAGAATCCTTGATCTTTTGACCAGCATAAACCTGCTGAACCATCATTTGAATTCTGTTCTCATAATTGTATTCGCCAAAGTCTTCAGTCGCCTGAACAACTAGTGATACGTTAGGTACGATGAAAAGAATCTTGTTTGCCTTTTGCTTCTCTAGCATATAAGCCACCGCAAGGAAAGAGATCATTGTCTTACCTGCAGATGTTGCAAGCTCTGATAGAGAACGTCTGAATTTTAAGATGTTAAATGCTGCTTCGATTTGATAGTCCCTTGGCGTAAGTTCTGATCTTTCAAAGAACTCAAGGGCCCATTCCTCAAAGCCTTCTGATGTGATGTCTTTATCGAATAGTCGTGTGATGCCATTAATCTTGAGCTCGTATCCATAGCTCTTACAGATTTTCATCACCTCTTGCCACAACCCCGATGGAATCCACTTATCGTCCTTTACATACGAAATGTAGCCATCCCATACGCCCCTTTTAACTAGGGGGTTGAAGCGCCAACCCTCGATTCGACGAGTCATCGAAATGTTCAACTGCTCTAGTTCAAGATCAGTGGCCTGATCAATTCTTAAGAACTGAGCGTTGTCAGTTAAAGTTAGCTCCACTCATTGGGTGAGCATTTTTATTCTCGCAGATTACAGACCGTTCAGCTGTAACTTATTGCGAACGGCCCAGCTCATATTGTCTAGAGTCTTGACCGATTCACGCATGAAATCCATCTGTGTTTCTAACAAGGATAGAATCATGCTCTCATCTGACATGTCGGCTTTTAAGAACGATTCCCTTTGTTTGTCAGTGAGTTTATAATCGTATTCGTAATACTTAATGAAAGACTCTTTATATGTCTTCGCAAGTTTACGTTCTTGTTCTTTGATCTTGATATTCAATTGAGCTATTTGCTCAATGATGATTTGACGGTAGGATGGAATTGTTACCATCGCCTCATTTAGATCGTCAACATTCTTAAAGGCTTTTGCAAGCTCTCTAATCTTTGAAGTCCATTCTGAGCGTTGGTTTCCAAGGTACTGATCAACTTGTACTATTTTGTTTTTCTCTGCTTGCATTGGTTACGTTTAAAACAATTGACCCTTGTTATTTTTCAGCGGAGTCCATGGGTTTGCAGTTAGCTTCTTTTTCATTTTTGGCGTGCTAAACTCTAACCCAACCTCGCTGAATGAGATATCGATTTGATCGAAATCAACCAACATCTTCATATTCTTGCGACCATCATGGTCTTCGTGAAACTGATCAAGTTCCTGTTCCATCCAATCAAAACTAATCATACGTATAAAGCATCTAAACGTGAATCTGTAAAATACTGGTTGATTTTGCTTAGAGCTGAAGTGTTCTTAAGTTCAAAACACTTCTTAACTAGATCGTTTAAATCCTTTATACTATCTGAGTATATATTCATTTTCGTATCGTCTAAGAATTTAGACCACATGAAAACCTGTTTACCCTTCTTTAGTTTCTCTAACATCTTCTTCTTGCCTGTTTCGTCATTATCGAACATATAACGAATGGTTGGAATCTCGTCTAGTTCAGTTGTTGAACGACCAGCAGTCGCAAGAGCAATTGAATTACTCATGAACTTTGCATCAAGAGGTCCTTCAAACACCGTTACTGGACGGCCCATGTCAGCATACATTAGTCCGAACAGAGTTGATAGTTTATTGACCGCAATGGCATCATCACCTTCAACTGGGAATGGACGATTCATTTCTTCATACAGCTTTTCAAGGTCGTATGTCAAATACTTTGATCGTGCGTTCTTTCCAAGTTGACGGCTTTGACAACTTAAGATCTTACCGTCTGGTGTTTTGTTTAGGATCCATAACCTTTTACCCATATCAGAAAACAAGAAATCGTCTATGTGTCGATGTAGTAATCTTCCTCTCAAATAGAACCATGCAAAATCACCAGCCTGAATTGACTTAGCCTTAAAGAAAGCCTTGAAGTCTTGAACTGGAATTGCAAGTTCTATTGCGGTATTATAGACTGAATGCTGAAGGGTTTGAATGTCTCTAACATCAACCTTCTTTTCCTTAATGTATTCAATGATTTGAACTGTTTCGTCGGTTGAACCAGCTCGTAAACCATGATCTTTTAAGAATGTATTTAGGTCAGTGTGATGGCCGCAGTTATAACAATGGAACTGAAGCGTATCCCAGAACATGTTACCGCGCTTTTTGGTATGGTCGGTTGTGGAATCCCCACAATAAGGACATGCCAGGTTCAAACGACCTGACATTTCCTTAATCATTTGCTTGGCAGAAGCAGAGTGGTTTTCTACAACCACCTGCTTCACCAAACCTCTGATTTTTTGCTTTAAATCTTCTGATAGATTAGATGTCGAGGTCATTCAAGAATGATTCCAAGTCATCATCATCGCTTACCTTAGCAGTGCTACCTGAAGGCTCAGCCGATACGTTATCCAAATCGAAAGCTGCTTCAGCTTCGGCAGTGTATGCCTTCTTAGGAGCTGCAGCTGGCTTTGAGGTTACAGCTGAAATAGCGTCACCTGGATTTACATACTGTCCGAGTACTGAGTTAACAAAGTCGCGAGTTTGATCGTCCCATACTTTGTACTCATAGGTTTCCAGCTTAGGTGCTTGATCCAATTCAGCCTTGATTGATGTCATAGCTTCTTTGGTACGCTCAGCTGCTTTACCATCGATTGTGATTGCAGAACGAGCAGAAGAGAACTTAGACTTATCGTAGTTGTTGTACTCGCCTTGACGGGTAATAATCAACTCGAAGTTCTTACCTTCAAACAAGTCAAATACCTGAGTTGACTCGCCAAATGAAGGCTTCAATTCTTCATCGATCTTTTCTTTGATCTTGTAACCGAACTTGAAGATCATGTACTGACCTTCCAAATCAGGACGCTGTGGGTCCTTGATGATCTTGATGAGCGAGTAGTACTGCTCACGGCGCTTTAGCTTTTCAGACATCTTGCGATCAACCGCTGAGTCTGATTTGCGAAGGCGGAAGAATGCATCCTGGATTGGGCACTTCTCACCAACTGACGCAGGAGAATCTACTAGACGACCAGTGCCAGAAGCATCAGTCAACCAGTGAACATACTTGCGAACCAGTGATTTACGTGGGTTTTCAGGGTTTGGTACGAAGCGAATAAGGGCTTTGTAAGTACCGTCCTTACCGTCATCTGCGGTAGGTTTGTAGATTACCTCTTCTTTAGCGGAGGTGTTGCTTTCATGAGTGTCTACGTCTGAGACGCTCAAATTGAAAATGTCAAAATCTGCCATGTTCCTTTAAAAATTGTTAAACTTTAAAATCCCGTTAATGTGTCCTTTGTAGAAACCTTAACAATACTTATATCCGCAAACCGAAGTTTGTTTCACAAGTATAGAAATCACTTATCCCCAGAAATCTCGTGTACTGAACCGTCGGGTGCATGGTATTCCACATCGCTAATCTTGACATAACCTGTCTTAGCTATGAAGGCTTCTGCTTCATCTTTTGTGATTAGGCGGTATCTAACCATGTTGTTGACTGAAGTCAGCAAACGGAAGAACTCTATGGAAGGAAGTGTTTTCATATTCTATATATCCCGCCCGTAGGGATTTGTTTACACTGAAACTTATTATCTGATTATATTTAATGGTCTCTGAAACAATCCACCCACGGAAGCATAGAAGGATTGGTTCTAATCCTGGGTTGAAGGTTCCAACGACAGTGAATACATCAAAAGGAATGCAGCGTCAACCAAGTCATCTAAAGGTTTCACTAGTTTTTTCTCATCACGAAAACGAAAACAAAAAGAATGGAACTCAGAGGACTGAAAGGAATCACTGTCAACAAACGCTTTCCACATCGCTTCTTTGTTCATGTTACCTTTACCCGCAAACTTCTTAATGGCGGTAGGAGCAATAACATCAAGGTCTTCGATATTTAAGGTTTCAATCAGTTTGCACTTTAGGATTGAAGAAGCTGCTTGAAGATCTAATAGAGAATTGGTACCAAATCGAGAAGTACCATAAGAAGCACCCTCAAAATAGATCCTGTAAGGTTGTGAGGAGTCAGTGTGTTCAATGATCAATGCCATCAGCTTTTCAGCGATGTCAATGTGACGATTGACCCTTGTGAGCTCGTGCTTTGAGATGTCAGGTTCGTCTTGAAAAACAAGGGTGACGTCTGACAGTTGGGCCATTTCTTGTTGAAGGGCCTTGTCTTTTTTTGTGGATTTGGTGGAGTTTAGGTATGAGATCCAATGAGGCTTCCCATCCTTTAAAACACAAACACCCGGAGAATTAATAGAAAAGTCGATTCCGACGAAGTTCATTAGAACATGTTCTTACCAAGACTTGCACCTAGAGCAGCACCAACCAGTCTTGAGGTTAATAGATCGTACATCAAACCTTTTTCGATACCTAGTGTCTTAGCGACTAGTTTACCAACTGACTTACCAAGTGCAAAACCAGTTAGACCACCTAGGATAGAACCCAAGATACCTTCGTTAGTAAGTTCAACGTTAAACTTATCGATATCGTACGTTCCGTCTTCCTTCTTGTACTCAGCAAGAAAAGCATCGACTGCTGCGTCAACTCTTTCTTCGAGTTCGTCAGTCCATTCAGATTGCAGTGACTCGTTAAGGGCATTCAATTCTGCCTCTGTAACGTTCTGCGCTTCAAGATATTCGATAAAAGTTCTCATACTCTATATATTAGTCTAATTCGTTGATCAGATTAAATTTGTTATAATAGAACCCACAATCAAAGGTGGTGAATTCTGCAACGTTCTGACTCATGTTTAATGATAGCTCGTTAATGCTATTATAAATTGGCTTCTCAAAAACGGCGCTCATCACATGAAGACCTTCTGCATCAAGAATTTGAAGTTTCAAATCTTCAGTATAAGATGAAGTGTTACTGCGATCATAATAGTATAATAGAGTATCTGTCATGATCCAGTAATTAATAAAGCCATCCAATAATTGCATTGTGATAGTGAACTGTCTATTCACTAGATTTTGAATAGGAACTAGACCTCTTTTATATGTGATAGTACCGTCATTAGGTGATTGTTCAACTGGATCAAACGAAATGCCTGGAATAGCAATACCTTGAATTGCATAGTTAATATAATCAATAGGTTCGCTAATCAAATTACCTGGCATCTTATTCAAATACGGACGGTATTTGTCTGCAACTTCCTTAGGAATGAAATGTCTTGGAAGTTTAAAGTTGTATAAATTACTACGTGAATTTAAGATCATATCACATTGTAAGTTCCGTGGTGAACCAGTGTTTTAGTGCTACCATTCATAATAGAAATGGTATATGTTGCAGGTGTAGTTGAAGTATTCTTCCACATCTTAGCAGTAGTAGCTTGATCTTGTGTTACTTTGAACATTACCTCGCCTTGGCTCAAATCAACGTCATCATAGTTCATTTGATTTTCAACGGTTGCTCCTGCAATATCAAGAATAACTTTATCAGCACCTTCAAGTGAGATTGCGATTAAGTTATCTCCATCCTTCTTAGCAATCTTAAACTTAACGAAGTTGTCGTATGGGCTAAGAACAAGATTTGATTGACCATCTGCGAAGTAAGTGATCTCTGAAGAATCAACAACCTCATTATCTACTACAGTAACGTTAGTTGAACCTGTTACAATGTTCATTCTTTCAATGAAAGTTGGTACGAATCTAACTTGAGTCTGTGGTAGTGAATTTAGATTAGCTGAAATTTGTCTACTCTCTAATACATTAGGTAGAGTGTTATAAATCTTAAACAATCTATTTGAAGAAGGCAGATTAACTTTTCTAAGTGACTTACCAAACTTACCAATTTCATAAGAGGTGAAAGATGCTTTCTTAACGATCTGTGAATTATTCTTCTCGTTATAAATTCTTAAAGTATAGTCAATGTTATATGCCACAGCATTAGAAGAGTTCTGAATAACTGGTCTGAATGGAATTGGTTGATCAAAGTTTTCTGCTTGAACAATTGACATTTCATAAGTCTTATCAAAGAAAGATGCAATCTGCTCATAAACTGAAATATCGTGGAAAACTGTGATGTCATCTCCTTGTGTTTGAATTCTATCATTGATATAATTATCAAACTCAACGATTGAACCATTAATAGAACCGTACATTTCAAAATAATCTCCATCTGAAGCAGGTTGAATAACCGCCGCGATGTTTGCGAATTCATCTTCTCTTGAAAGAGTTAGAGTTACTTCTTCACCTGTATTAATGTAATCGAAACCGGTTGAAGTTTCAAACGAATCAATTAGTTTATATGTAATCTCATAGTTGGCTGTTGGATCCACTGCATCTACACCTGTTCCAAAAAACCAATCTGCAAAGTCAGCGTCCATATCAACCAACGATGGAACTTTAATCTCAATAAACTTAGAGTAAAGAGTTTCACCAATGATAAATGGCTTTGGGTTTTGAATCTCAAATGAAGAAGAGTTCAAATAAACGATTGAAGTAAAGTATGATCTAACACCTGAAACTCTTGGTACAGCTACTTGAAAAAGGAATCCTTGATACCCTCTAGCGGCGAATGAATAACCTGATCTAAGGTGAAGTCTTACCGTATCGTATGTGATTGTATTAGATGGAATATCTACTGCATTAGCCTGATCAATAGTAGATGAATCATCACCCGTCCAATCAGTGTTATTATCAATGTAATTGTTAGTTGAATCTAACAAGGCGTATTTTGAACCAGATGTGTCAGCTGAAACGGCTTGGTATCTTTCTACTTGACCAACACCTGTTTTAATATCGTTACCAGTTTCCTCGTCTGCGGTTGCATACAAAGGATTTGCAGTATTCTGAACTGTTACCTTACCTCCGATAAAATCATCGTATGAATACTGATAGATTCCATTTACAGTTGGTGTATATGTTAAAATTGAACCTGAAAGAATGGCTGAACCTCCGCCTGAAATTGTAAATAGTGTAGGATCGGCTAGAGCAACTAGGTTAAACTTATACGTCTTGCCGTTTTCAAGTGTTAGTGGTCTAGCTGCAAAGTTTTCAATTAAAACGTAAGCACCTGAAGTTGTAACGTCAAAGTTTACAACATTAGCTCCTAGCTCGTGAATCAAGTGACGAGTATCTGAAGCAGACGCGGTTGTATTTAGTACTTTAACGTGAGAACCGTTATCATCAATCTCAATTTGATAGTTTGCTAATGTAGCAACCGTCTGATCGTGATAGATGAACTCTAATAGAACGTCCTGATCTAACTTAGCGTATTTTGATGCTTGTGCCATTTACGTTTTTAATTTCTTTAGAACTGTAACCATTTAGGTGACCAACCCAATATGATTCCAACAGTAGGAGTTACTGCAAGTCCCGTTGTTCCATTAGGTACTATTCCTAATCCGACACCCGCACTCACAGTCCATCTACTCTTCTTCTGGTATGTATTCAAATCTTTATTGACTAGATCTATGCCCTGAATATCGAAACTATTGAAAGGATATTTAGTGCTAAGTTTTAGTGACTTAACGCCTTTAATATCTTCAACTGCCATCCACAATCTAATGCTTTGATCGATTGTAATAGTACCTGTGACGGTAGAATCTTGAATTTTGCCAGCTACTTTAATGTTTCTATAATTCTCATCTCCATAATCCTGGTTATCAATTAATATAAACGTAGAATCTGGCATGATAGCACCTTGTGCTAGAAGGCTGTCTTTATCTTTTAATTCAGCTCTTAGCAAGGCGTTAACATTCTTTAGATTTTTATTAAGACTTAATGCCGTTGCATAATCTTTTACTAACTTAGCGTTTGCTTTTTTCAAGCCATCTGCTGAAATCTGATAAGCTTTGATCTCAGCTTCTAAAAAACCTTTTCGGTTCTTGTAAACTTCTACAGTATCGTTGGCCGCGGCAACGTTAGCGTTAGAAGCGTTTAACTCAGTTGTAATGTCATCAATCTTTTGATTAAGCGTAGCGTTGCGGCTGCACTGTCCAAGAAGCAGTAACACCACTATCACCAATCCGATGAAAGTTAAGTTATCTCTATTTAGGTCGAACTTTATCATTTTATTTTAACGTATTAACCATGGTTAATCCTCATCGTTACTACCTTTAGGACCTGATGAGGCTACAGCGCCTGTGGAATACTCTAGGGCTGTATTTCCAAGATAGATCATAAAACCTACCACTGCCGATCTTGGTGAAATATCGTTATTTGTTGTTAATGAAGTTCCAGAAGTACTTGTTTGTAATTCACCGGTCGATGAAGAAACATAAGGAACATATTTGCTAGTTGTACCTGTTGCCACCTGAGTGTATGAATAACCAGATCCATTGGCAACGTTATTAATAGTGTGATTATGGGCAGCCGTTGAAATGTTTTTAGACTGTAGGTTATCAACGTCATTGGTTCCAAAATATCCGGCGATTGCAGTAGTTGAATCTGTAGCGGCTCCAACTGCAGCTGAATTAACGTCAGTTGATACTCCTGAAAACGTAATGTTATTATGAACATAACCAATAGGGTATCGCTCTCTCATGTCTGGCGTTTCATAGGTTGTTGAACCAGAAGCCCAGGTTTTACCCCAACAATAATACCATCCTTCCCACGAGCCTGTTCCCCTACCAATGTAATCAGTTGCAACAGTGGTGGGATCTATACCCGTCGACCAAGTTACGTTACTATCCAAAACAAATTTAGATACCATTACAATTGTACCGACTGGAACCGCAGTAGTTAGAGTAGCCCAAGAAGCGTTACCCGAAGCGTCAGATTTCAAATATCTGTTAGCCTGAGCACCTGAAGTAATCTGAAGACTTGAATTTAATACGAGTGCAGAATTGAATGTAGAAGTTGTAGCACCAAGAGTAACTTTATTAACACCTCCAGATTTAAGATTCAAGGTCTCACCGTTAAATGTATAGATGTAGTTTCCAGAACCTAATGGCGCTTTATTGAAATTCAGGTTAAAATTACCTCCAGATTGAATAGGCTGTACGTCAATATAATAAGATGAACCCATGCCAGCGAGTCTTAAAGCACCTGAAAGTCTGCTGTATAATTTCAATGGAACTTCATCTCCTAAATCTTCTGGAGCCCAACCTGAATTTGGAAAGTTACCGTCACCCAGAACCATTGAGGCTGGAGCCCCATGATTAGCCGCGTCTGAAATTGGAGATAGTGAATAGTAATCATTACTATATTCTTCTCTAACAAAATAATCGGTTGCTGTTCCAGGTTCTCCTTTAACACCTTGAGAACCAGTGTCACCTTTGTCACCTTTAGAGCCCTGTGGACCCACATCACCCTTAGAACCGGTCAAACCGATTGGTCCGCCACCGTTCGCAACGATCTGGTCAAAGTTGTAGTTAATCTTGTCCAGTTGGATGTTAGATGAATCCGTACTGAAAAGTTCTTTAATGTTAATAGCCATCTTAGCTGCTTATTTTTACGTATACGTAGAACTGGTGTCGGAACCCAGGTCTTTTGTTATATATTAGTCTCACATTTAGAGGATGGTTAGGATCGTATTCAACTCTGAAACTCTTCTCTTCCGAAATGTTAGTATCTAAGATCTGTTGTAAAGAATCTGCACTTAGCAGTTCAGATTGGTTAATAGTCTTTGATGGTTTATTCCACAATCTGACCTGTTCAATACCCATCAATTTTAATAGGTTAACCTCAATGTATTCTTTAATGTCATCATTCAAAGTACTCTTGTCACCATAAGATTGTGCAACATCAACGTACTTTAGAAGACTTCTACCTGCACCATCGAGTGTCAAGATCTCTGTCACTCTATTTTTCAGATACAAGTCGATCCATACATTTGATGAATCCTCCCACATTACCACGTCGCCGTTGTAGTTGTTCAATCTTTTGATATTTTGTAACTCTTCAAATGCATTACCCCTTCTAATAGCATTAAAAGAAGTTAGATCGTAAGAATCACGGGGTAGGTTTAGGGTTGACGCTAGGAATGAACTCTCTTCATGCGCAGATAGAGTACCGAATACGAATTGTCTTAGAGATTGTGTGTCGTTGTTAACGTAGAATCCATCCTCCCACGAAGATCTGAAGACGTTAAAGTTTCTCTTGTCGATTGCAACCTCGTTAATTAGTGGATACACTGGCGCACCGTCACCTGACTGAGACAGTTTCAAAATACCATCCGCTTTATCAGGATTAACCTTATGGAAATAGTAATCTTTGATTAGACCATAAGAATCTGAACCTAAATTAACGTAAGAACCAAATGAAATTCCCAGTCTATTAAATCTATTATAGACCAATTGTTGCCTCTCTTCAGTCGCAGTTGAAGGAGATTGATCTAATTTATTATTCTTGTAAATGTCAGTAAACCAAACCACCTTTCTCGCAAGTGGAGTGTAATCACCACCCATTCTGATTAGGTTAACGTTAACTGGAGTTGACAACTCGGTGTTAATGTAACCAACCAATCCACTTGAAACCTTATAACTCTTAGGTTTATTTGGATCCGCTTCAACTCTCAATCTAGACTTCTTAACAAAATCATTACCGTCTTCAATGTTGATGATAAAACGATTATTCAATAGTGTACCATCTTCTTCAACGGTGATGTATTGGATTGTGTTGGTGTCGTTCAAGTTAACTAGACCTGCGATGTAATTAATACCAACCGCTTCAAATGTTGATGTTCCTAAGTTATAACCACCCTGTAGGTATGTGTAATCGATAATTGCAGGATTGAAAATTGAACCCAGTGAAAGTTCAATTGAACTTGTAGTATCAAAAATAGAACCCGTAGTACTAGTTTCAACAACAATTCTATTGTCACCCAGTACGTCAAGGATTTGAAGTTGGAAAGTGTATCCTGAGAATTGAAACTCTAGACTTCCGTAACCGCCGGTTGGACCAACTTGAATTTCACGATTGAAGAATGTACCTTCACCGTAAACAGTTGTTCGAGTACCAACAGTTTGTGCAGTTTCCCAATCTAAATATCCAGTCATATTTGAAGAGATGAAATCGATTGGCGATGCGGTTAAAAAGTGGTTCAATTCATACATCAACTTGTGGTTAACTGATGATAGGAACTCATCTGATGAATTAACTTCTACATAGAAGGTAACTGTTTTCCACTTCTTGTTTTGAATAACCTTGTAAACGATTGAATCTTCTGATTGTTGACCGTTGTAGTTTAGGACTGCAGAGAACTTGTACCCGTTAAAATCAGAATTGGTTAATAGGTTTCTTGGATTTGACTCAGTGAATTCTTTACGTGAGTAGAACTTAACCTTTAGACCGCGGAACATTGTTTCCGCTGGTGAAACTGAACTACCCTTAATTACGTTAGACCACTTCTTTGATGGAACTGTTGGAATCCAATCACCGTTCATTTCAATACCTTCATAAGTGAACAGTCTTTCAAACCAGTTATCGTTAACGTCCTGTAAATCGGTTGCAGTTAGATTAATTGTTTCTTCAGGTTGTAAATAACTGTAGAAACTTCTAACCACATTACCCATTCCTGCTTGGGTTTGTGGAATACCAGGATACTGTGGATACTTATACAGGTAGAACCACTCGTGGGTCATTGATTGTGGAAGTCTTCCACTGACCGTGATGTCAGGTGAGAAATTGGTTTTACCAAATGATTCAGAAGTTGATAAGAAGTAAGGTTTATCCTTAGCGTTAACAGAATCTTTATAGACCCACTTGTTAATTGTGGGTACAACTCTTGATAGAGTTGAAGTTGAAGTCAAATAGTTTTCTTTTAATCTATCGTATTCGGAAGCGATGTTAACTGCTCCACTTCCAAATGCGGTTACACCCGTATTAATACCTTCAAGTTGTTTGAAATATGAAGAATAAACCGAATTATTAAAATCAGACGGAGTGTTAAAGTGTTCATCAACTACTTCAGTTGAGTAATCTTCGTATCGAAGTTCTTTTGGATCGTTATTGTCGGTTGAGTTAAAATTAAAATCAAAGTCAATAAAGTCATACACTTCAAACTTACCCCAATCAACGTATGAATCTACATACAAATTAAATGACGTATCAAACAAGAGTTCAGGGCGGGTCTTCGACGCTGATAAACAAACACGATACAAGTCAGTGTAATATGGATCTTTAACAATGTCAATGATCTTATAGAAATCACCAGTCTTAACCCTGATGTAAGTATTAGTGTCAATATCTCCAACCTCAGTCTCGCTAATCAAGAACCCAATGCCTGAGTTTGAACCACCGATCGGATAGTAAACGTTCCAATCTGTGTAAACAGAAGTGTCGAGTCCTAGTTTCTTGGTTACATTATCAAACTCACCGACCTCAATCTCAAATGGATCTAAGGCATTAGTTGAGTGTGAACCAAAGAACGATCTGTATAACCTGTTTCCAATCGAGTTGTGTTCAATAATCAGAGATGAACCGTCTCTCGTAACTCGAAGTGGATTGTCTTGAATGTTATTGATCGCCTGTAGGATAGAATGCGCGATCTGTTGAAGTGTACCTTGATTTGAGAACCTTTGACCCTGAACTCCACCTGCGGGTATTGAACCGTCTGCAGTAATTGTAAAGTAGTTCTCGTCTCCGATGGTGTTCCACTCTCCCTTGTTTGCAATGACCCATCTTTCACCATTCAGTGGTGAGTCAATCACATTCAACTTAATAAAGTCCTTTAGGGCAGGCACTGCACCTTCAACTTGCAGGGTCTCTGGTTTCTGTATCTTACCGGTCACCTGGGTGTCATCTGACATTCCCGCTACCTTCAGTTCTAGTGATCCAGTACTGGTGTTCAAAACATTATAGAACACTCCTCTGTTCCTGACCCACTGTAGGACTGGAAGACCTAAATCGTCATTAGGTAACATTGAAATTGGAGTTAATGAAGTACCTGTTAGATCGTATTCAGTTTCAACGGTTGACGCTAGAACTTTCAAGATTCCCTTACGAATTGAACCCGCTTGGAATCTACCTTCAGCATGTGCCTTGACATAGAAACCAACGTAACGATGTACGTCATAAGGTCTTGCAGTTGGGTCGTCAAAGATGAACTCTAGGTTTAGAAGGTTTGCGCAAACCATCGTGTTGCGTTTGAAACCCTCAGTGATGTATTGATTGTTTAAGATTTCTTGACGATCAGTGACCGCGAAATCTTCAAAGATGTATTCTCCCTTAGACGTAAAACCGCCTTTAACCAGGTCAATACCATTCCAAGATGTCTTTTGATCTTTTTCAAAGGATACAGTCAGTGGAGCAGTTGGAAATTTAGGGTCATTAACATAGGTGTTAAGGTAATCACCTAACTTTGAACCTTGTCTTAGATCAAATGTCTTAATTAACTCAGCGTTGTTTAACATCTGCATCACTCGACCGTTAATACCGTCGTAAGTGTCAGTTAATCCAACCTTTGAAACAGGTTCATTAATTCTATAAATGACAAAGTATTCAGGTAGATCTTGGTCCAACCAAATTGGAGCAAAGAATCTAATGTTGTCATCGTATAACTTTGAGTCATTCAGTCTGCTACCATACTGATATTGTTCCTCATACTGTTTGTTGTAATCTCTAAAAACAGATAGGTTTGAATCCCTGTTCCAGACCTCGTATGCCTTATCAAGTGGAGTGTTCTTATAAAATTGTGCAATGTCGTATGCATAGTGACCTTTAGAATCCAAAGGAAACTTCTTGTACTTTTGATTTGAAAGTACTCTATTGGCACTGATGCTATCGAGATACAGTTCCCCGTTAGAATCTACAACCAACTTTACGTTAGAAGTTAGGTGTGGATTCGTTCTTAAAACGACCTGGGATTTGTTTTCGACAGAATTCGAATTGACGTCAAAGTTAATGCTAGCCATTAAACTGTTAATATGTTATTAAGCGCTTGAGGTATATATCACCCACTTAATAACACCAACTTAGGCCTTATACTTAGCGAATACCTCTAGATCAATATGGAACTCGTTGGTCTGAGAATCAAAGATGTCAATACCAATTCTCTTTGAGTAGCTTAGGTTGCTAAGCGCAGTTGAAGAAATACCACCGACATAACCCGTTGCTGAATCAGAAGTTCCAGCGTAGTCAGTCATTCGGTATTGGAAGATAATGTCAACTGAAATTGAGCTGTTACCTGAAATTTGTCTAACACCTTGATTATTATCAGCGTCAACTGATAGAGAAGATGTTGAAAGAGGAGACATAAACAAATACGCACCACATGACTTACCACCTAGCATATACTGATCATTAGGCTCGAATGACATCTTAATAGTTCTGTTTAATACAGAATCATAGTAAAAACCAGATTGTTGATTTCCGCCAGGCTGATTAGCTCTAATGTTAGCGGTTTTAGCCTGAACAAATCTACCGTTTCCGTATATGTTATTTGCTCCGCCTGTCCAAGTAGAACCTACTAGTTCAGGGTGATTAACATGAAGGAACAAGCCATTATCGTAATCAGCTGAAAGACCTTCTTGTACTAGGTCACAACTCGATGGATTTCCAGCTAAATCATAAAAGCCATCAAACATGTAACCAGAACCAGTGAAACCGGTATCGGTTTTAAGTTGATTGATGTTAGTCAATTCATACTCGTAATCAATCTGAGAAGAGTTATAACCAGATGCCCATGAAGAATCAATGTTGTCAGTCGCGTATAGGATAGAATCCGCAGCAACGTTCTTATATCTAGAATAAACATATTGCCCTCTAAGTTGTGCAGATTGATATGGAGAATCGTTGAAGTAAGAAAGACCAGTATTAACACCACTCATGTTCTGATACTGAATAGGAACTAGATCGTACTTACCGTTGTTGGTGTAGAAGCTATCACTTGCGATTTCAGTTGCAGGGGTAGAACCCGGTTCAACACCAAAACCATTGTACGCTGTAAGATCTGTACCTGAGTTATATGAAGGAAGAGTTCTATTACCAATCAATCTTGAAATAAGTTCAAGCTTAGTTGCCTTTGTATTTTCAAGAATAAGCTTAAATGTCTTAGTAACGATGTGACCTTTCTTAATTTGAAGATCTTTAATTTCGTCAGTGTAGTATCCTGCAAAGATTTGAGTTACTGTATTGTTTTGAAGAACCTGTGAAGTACCGTCTTCAAATTCAAGCTTAATTGCAAGTTCACCTTTAACACCATCAATCTGAGCTCTTAGAGCGTCCAACTCCTGCTGCATAGCAATCAACTTGTCCATCAAAGAAATTGGAGATTGTTCTGGGCTTAAGAAACCTGAAGAAATTGAAGAAGCTTCATGTGCAAAATACTTTTCATTAACCTGGAAAGAATCAGCGATGTGAGTGTAGAATCCCTTAGATTCCAACTCATCCATCATTTTAACTAGAGCAACTTCTTGAGTAGTAGCGTCAACAATAGTTGTTACAGCTTGAGAAGCTTGTGTTCCAGTTGGGAACTCAATTCGGGTTACGTCTGACCAATCAGATTCAACTGGGTTTGCTGGCCATCCAGCTTCAGAAATAGATTTGATTCTGATCTCAACAACTTCACCCTCTTGAATAGCGATATCAAGTTGGTTGATATTAATTGCTTGACCGTCTTCTACGTTTTCAAGATCCCAATAGTATTTACCAGTTGTCTCGTCTTTAACTCTCTTTCTAACTGGTGTTAGAATTTCATTCCAGTTTGAGAATACTGCCGTCTTATTCTTATCTCTATCTGAGAATTCAATCTGTGAAACCGCAGCTGGATTTCCGTCAGTCGATAGGTATCTGTACTGTACTTTAAATTGTACAATTTCTTGTGGCATTGTTTCAGCCGCAAGCTTTGCGGTTGGAATAGACCAGAAACCTCTAACTCTGTACTTAGGTGTGATCGACTTAACAGCTGAAGAGTTTGAAGTTGATACAATCTCGTTAACAAGAGAAGTGTACAATTTCGATTCAGCCGCTCTTCTATTTAGAGCGGTTGTCAACTCATTATTCTCTCTGTCTTTAGCAACTAGAGTTGGGTACTTAGTCGTAGCAAGTTTTGCTCTTCTCGCTGCGATGTCATCATCAAGCCTCTTGATGTTCTCCTCTGCTTCAACCTTGTTAGAGTTCAATTTCTTGATCTTGTTGAATGCATCATTTTCAGTTAGGTGTGTATTAATCTGAACGACTTTGAAGTTATTAGCTTCTAAAGTCGGTGCATCAGGTGTCACACCGAGTGTTGCTGGAGGAATAGAATCGTCCTTAAGAGCTTTAATCATTTGACCAAAGTCAGCAACCTCTTCTTTGTAGTATTGAGCAAGAGTTTGAACCTGACCATTAGGTAGAGTGATTAACAAATCATTAGTGTAGAACGCAGCACCGGGAGACCATATCTCAGCTTCCAAGTTTGAATCTGGATCAACTGGCTTAATGAATACTACAACTCTTTCGTCAAAGCCAACGTTAATGTCAATTGCATTATACGCTTCTTTGTTCTTATAAATCTTTAGCTGTGCAGCTCCAACCAGAATAGGTTCGTAACCTTCAATCAATAGAAGTTCTGCCTCAAGAGTGTCAGTACTTAGGGCAACCACTCTATATTTTGTAGACGCACTACCTGAATTAACTAACAGTTCATCACCAACTTTAAGAAGTTCGGTATCGTTCAAATTCTTATTAGAATCAGAATAAGTAAACTTGTTAAGAGAATAAAGCTTAACGCTTTTAGTAACAGATACTCCGTCAACTACCACGTTTCTTTGAACGGTTCTAACTTTAGATACGTCAAATGAACCAAAGTATTGAGTTGATCTAACTGGAGCATCAATAACCTCTTCATCGACGTTATATGCAACGTTATTTGTTTCAAGTAGAGAAACTAGGTTATTAATCTCTAGAGCATCTGAACCTTTAATTGTTTGATCGAACCATTCTGCAGAAGCAGGTGCTTGAGAATCGATCAAGTATCTTTTAACTTTGATCTTTTCAGTATCAGCTGGAACCTGACCAGCCACGTCCAACTTAATAGTAAGAAGTGGATTTAGGAAAGACTCAAAGAAATAGTTTGATTTGGTAGAAAATTCAGTAGGAACCGCAACGGCTGAAACCGCCTTTGCAGGTGTCTTAAGTTTAGACTTTTGAATCTGTCTAAACGTACCGTCTTTCATTCTAACCGCAGCATCTCCTTGACCCAACCCTGAAAGTGATTTCATGTTAGTGTCAAGTCTTTCAATCTCACGCTTTAGATAACCAAATGCAGGAACTTGAACCGTCTTAAGAGCCCCGTTCTCATCGAACAAATCGATAGTAACTGTCTGCTTATCGGTTGTGATCGCTTCGGAAATCTTCTCATAAGTTTCCAAAGAGTTCTGGTTCATTTCCAGAAACTGTCTAATGATTTGCGAAATGCTGTTATTTGCCATCTTATCTTAGGACGTCTGTTACAAACGTTAGGTTTACTTTGTCAGTGCACACCAATTCAATGTAAGGTTTTTTACTGATCAAACTGCCATAAGCAACTTGAGCAACTTGTTCCCAATTACCCGAGATTTTGGTGTAGAAATTTATGCTGTTACCGTCCATTTCAATGTTTGAATTGAAAGCAAGCTTTAGAACTTGACCATCGTTCCAACCTGAAAGTGTGGTATCAATGTATATATTGACGTCATTATCGGCTGTACCTGAAGAAGTAGTAACTCTCAACATGTTTGAGAAAGGCTTTAATCTACAGTATAGACCGTATGTTGTTGCGTCAGATGGATCGTAAGAACTAATCTTAGTACCCATTACGCCAGCTAGGTTACTCCATTGGAAAGCTTGAAGAAGCTGGTAACCGTTATTTGTGTTGATGACCTTAATCTTATTAGGGGTTGACTTATCAACCGCAATACCACTGCCAGCTGCAATCACATCAGTGTTGTACTGAACCTCGGTTGGAATAGTACCATCTACAATGTGATTAATTCTTCTATTGATTTCAGTAATCATGTTCAATAGAGATGCCTCATCTGCATAATTCAAAGATGCGTTTTCAACTTGCTGTTGAAGTGAAGCGATTTGAGCTGACATTTCTTGAGCATCTTCAGAAGAAAGAACCATGTTTTCCATAGTATCCAATCTTCTAACGATACCAGCATATCTGTCGTTAGCCTGAAGAAGTAACTTAGTTGCATTCTCTAGGACAGATGTAGTGTCAAAGAATAGGTCCATTGAGAACGTTGTAAAGTCGTTGATTGAGTTTTCAACGCCAACGTTATCAAGTGATGTGTTGTATTTGATGTTAAGCTTTAGAGAATAAGCGTTACCATTCAAACCAGTAACTGAATTTGGCTTGTACTTATTTAGCTCTCTGATCTTACCATCTTTAAAGTTATCGAGCAAAAGAACGCCATATAGATTGGTTGCTCTATTGGCAGGGTTTGATTGCGAATACAGATCGTAATAAACTAGAACAGCGTTGAATTGGAAGTTACCACCCCTTTGAGAGAAATCATGAAGTGTATTGATTGAAGAGTTAACATTTACTGCATAGTAATTTTGCTCTTGCCAATCAATTCCAACCGCCGGGGTTGTGTTAGTATTAACGTCGTATTCTGTTGATGCATCGTGCAAAGCGTTGATGCTAAACGCCGTCTCAGGGTGAGAAGTTCTACCATTAATCAGACCGTTACTGTGTGGATACACTGTAAGACTTGTGGTGTTATATGTTCCATCTTTCAATAGAACTACTGGCGTGTAGCCAACAGATGTAGGAACGTTAATAAACACCTCTTGGTAAGTGTTAGCCGCGTAATTCTTATCGTTAATTACGTCTACTGTACCAAGGTACTTGATGATTCTGGTGTAATCTGTACCCGTTCCAGACGCAGTGTCTTCTTCAATGTATCTTGCGATAGTTGAAATTGCTTCTGACGCGGTAGCAGTTCTAATTCTAATTGCGCCAGTCGCAAAAAGAAATTTAAAGAAAATCTTTTCTGCGTCTGATTGGTAGATAGTTGGATCGAAGTCATCGTCATTTCTAAGGATTTCTTCTAGGTTCAACGCATAGTTTTGAAAGGCCTCAGACCAGCTTTGATTATCATCTGCCGATGGCGTCCATGCTCCAGCACCTTCATATAGATTAGTGTAATCAATGGTGTTTAAACCATTGACCGGAGTAGTTACATCTGGAAGATCTAATAATGCATAGTGTGAGAACTCAAACTTTAAATCAGGATCGCCCTGCGCTCTAGTTAAATCCCTAGCCGCAGAAGCAAATGCAAACATTGTTCCGCCTTGTTCTTGAACCGTTCTTACTAATGGTGTTGCCATTTATCCTGATCTATTGATTATTAAAGTGTAGGTGTTTTGTATGAAGATACAACGTACCACATTGTACCAACGAATCTTAGGGTTAGAGTACCGAACTCTTCAATTTCAACTGCTGCAGTAGGACCCGCGATGTTAGTATTATCAATGTAAACTGTTCCACCGTCCGCTACCAACGTAATCTCTTGACCACCGTCACCGACGTTTAGAGTTACAGGGTT